GGCTGATCAGGGTTGACTCGCTTCATCCGTCCTTTGACCCAGAACGACCATTTGCCCTAATAGATGAGCCGCACATGTTGCCGCCATACGTTATTAGATACATGAAAGAGACAGAGGTTGACCAGAGGCTTGTTGCTTGGCTTGTAGAAAACAACATGCACGACAAGGACTCAAAGGTGAACAAGCTCAGAATTTTAGAGATGGCAGAAGCCGCCATGAAGGCCAAGCGTGAGCTAGAATGGATGGAGGAAAAGAAGGATATGATGAAGTCCGTCATGAGTTCTCGTAAGAATGAATACCGCCACGATGGAAAGGTACTTAGGAAGTAATGCCAGCAGAGCTATTTACTAAAAAAGTAAGCGACGTAATCACTCGCGTAAAGACTCAATTTGGAGACACTTCTGGAGCTCAGATCAACGATGAAACTATCATTCGCTGGATCAACGACGGACAGCAAGAAATTGTAAACAACAACTCGATCCTAAAGGACACCAAGCTTGGCAGCATTGTTGCCAACCAGGCTGAGTACACTTTCCCACTTGACAAGGTTCAATACATCGAGGCTTTGTACGTAGAAGGTCGCCCGATCAAGAACCTATCTCCTCAGGGCGCTAGGGACTTTATCCTTGCTACAGACCCAACCCTTGCAGCTCGCGGAGATTACCCTGAGCTATGGTACGAGCGTGGTGGCGTTATTACACTTTACCCAGTTCCACAAAAGAGCTTCCCAAACGGTCTAAAAATGGAATACGTAAAGATGCCTGCTCAGGTGACGGGCTTCAACGACACACTAAGCATCCCTGACAGGTATGTAAATCAGTTAGTAAATTACTGCATGGTTCAGGCTTTAGAGTACGACGAAAACTACTCAGCAGCGCAATTAAAGCTAGGTCAGTTCAGAGACGGGCTAGACAGACTTCACTACAAGGAGAACATCTCCCAGTCTGACCTTTACCCTGTAATCTCACCTGACCCAGCTGATTATGTCTAACCTAGTAAGAGAGCGCTCAGCGCAGATAAAAGACTTCTCAGGTGGTTTGAATAACTACTGGGACCCGTCTTCTATTGCCCAGAATGAAGTTCCATTTCTTCAGAACTTAGAGTTCTCACCAACTGGTGCACTATCTTCTCGCCCACCTATTTCCGATCTAGGCGTAGCTTTCCCTGAGGCTGGCGTGTACTTTAACTTACTTGGTTACTACATCGAAGAAGACGGCGACAGGTTTGCCGTCTACACCTCGCCTACAAAGACTTACGTATTCAACATAGCTACTGAGGCTTGGACCCAGATCTGGACATTCCCAGCTGCTGACTTTGTTCAATATCAAGGCTACCTAATCATGTGCCGCACAAACGGGGCAGGGGCGTACTGGGGACCTAACGGCGCTCCAGGCTATAACGCTGGAACTGGTCTCTGGACTGTAACTGGATCAAATACTTCGACGATTGCAACCATGCCTGCGGGGAGGGGCATCGAGCTTCACCAAGAGCGGCTATTCTTGTTTGGCCCAATCAATTCACCAACTCAGTCCATTATGTACTGGTCTAACATCTCTGGAGAAGTTGAAGCTTTTCCTGGACAAGACTGGCGATGGTGGGACGCCAATAATAGCTTTACTTCAGTAAACAGTGGAGATGGTCAATGGATCACTGGCCTAGTTTCTGGCTACAACGAAGTTACCGTATTTAGAAACGCATCGACTTACCGCTTTACTTTCTCTGGACTACCCGAGGACGGCACAATGGCTAAGATCCAAGAAGGCATTGGTGCTGAGAACCAGAACTGCATCGCTAACTACGAAAATGGATTGCTTGTGCTTAGCGGAGATCAGCTATTCGCTTACTATAACGGAAACTTCACCTCACTAAATGACCAGAAAGTTAGGTTCGAGGAGCAGTCATTCTCAGCAAACCTAAAGATTAGATACTCAGTATCTATTCTCGGGTCAAGGGCTATTGTCAACTTTGGTGGCAGTATTTATGTGTTCCAGATTAAAACAGGAACTTGGTCGATTTGGGAATCTACAACAGCCTTTGGTAGATGTGTTGAGGTACCTACGCCTGCAAACAACATCGGTGAAACTAAAACTGCGCTTGCCGTATCAGCTAGCGCCAGCTCTGCTAAATGGAAGGTCTACAGCATCGTAGATCACACCCACACGTCTACTGGTGCTGAGCCAATGGAGTGTATCTTGCGGACAAGGATCTTTGACTTTGAGACACCTAACGAATGGAAAAGACTATACTGGTGGGCTGCCGATGTCATGGCTGCTGGCGCAATTACCGCAAGGGTTATTCCTGCCTCGGTGTTCTACGGCGACCCCACTTGGGAAGACGTTAGCCTAGACTTTGTAGGAGACCAAAGGTTCGTAGCTTGGGACGCCCCTAACGCTAACTGGGACAATCCTACAGACCAAGAGTTTCAGGGCGTGACTACCGAGATAGATAACGGTTTCAGCTATAGGCAGCGCAATAGCCTAAAACTAGACAACGGAGTCCGTTTCCGTAGGGTATACTTTGAACTGTACCTTGAGTGCGATGGCACAATAGATACATCACCAGCTCAGATTTTTAGCATCACGCCAATGATCGGCATGAAGGCTAAGACTTCGGACAGGATTACTTAATGGCTAAGGCAGCAAGAAACGCGTCAAAGCCAGGATTTAACCCTTACGCAGCTGGCGCTAAAGTTTATGGATCTGGTAGATCCAACCCTACGATGGGTCCAGTCGACAAAGCTGGATACTCGGAGAGAGACAGGAAGCGTAAGGTTCGCCTCAACGCTCTCCAAGCTCGGATGAAGGCTGGGCAAAAGAAGCAGTATGCAAGTCCTAACTATGCGAGGTTTGAGTAATGGCAACTACGCTATCCCAAGCGGGTTCAATTGAGAACGTTTTAAACAGCCCACAGTACAGCCGTGAGCTACAGGACTACTACCTATCTACTTATGCTCCTGGTTTGACTCAGGCAACTTTCGGAATCAACGCTGCTGAAAACGCATTTCAGGCTAACGAAGGAACTAGGACTAGACAGCGTGGCGAAGCAGTAAGAAGAATTGCTGGCGATTACGCATCACGTGGTATGCGTACCCCAGGCGCTATCAACAGGGATCGCTCTCAGGTTCAAGACCAGTTTGCTAACCTAAGCCGTCAAGAGCGTGCTGCAATCCAAGAGCTACAGAACCAGCGCGATGTTCTTTACGGAACTGGCGCTCAGAGCGGCGAGACCTTTATGAACAACCCAGCATTGTTTGGATCAATTGGTGCAGGTGCTCGGCGCTCTGCGCTAAGTGGACTGCAGAGCCTCCCAGAGCAGTATGGATTGCTAGGCGTCGGACCAAGCACAGCTCCAATGGCTGAAGCTCCTATGCAGGCTGAGGCTCCAGCTCCACAGCCAGTTACAATTGCTTCATTACTCCCACAGGCTCCAGCTCCAGCTGCTGCTCCTGCGAGAGTTAGTGCACCTGCAGCGCCTAAAGTAGCTACTGCACCAAAGAAAGCTGCTACGGCAAACAGAAGCTCTGGATCTGGTCTGAACAGAAGGTACGCAATCTAATGGCTGAACCACAGGGTATAAACAGAACTTTTGCTGACATTAACAAGGCTACGGCTAACGCGCTCGCGGGCCTTTTGGGAGTTGTTCAAGGGGGGAGGCAAGCCGCAGGAAACATCGGTCGCTACTTTAGAAGTGAAGCTCCTGCGCAAGGCTCCACAGGTGCGTCATCTGCAATGCAAGCCGCAGCTGACAGGCAGGCCGCAGAGGTAAGAAGACTCGGTGGTCAGGGTGCTCTAAACGCAGCAATGCAAAAAGGAATGAGCGAAGCCCCTACTCAGCTCAACCCAAACCCACCTGCTGGATCTGCTGGACCTACTGGACCTGCTGCACCTGCAGTAAACCCATTAGCGGCTATCTTTAACCCACAGTTTGAGTCGCTAAACCAGCGTGAGCAGATGGCTAACCAGCGTTACGAGGCAAACAAGAACCAGGTTACAAACATCTACGGACAAATCACTAACGCTAGAAGCGCTGACATTGCAACTACTGGCACTGCTTACCAGAGATTAATCGACGCTGCTAGCACACGCAGTGCTGCCGTAAACACTCAGATTGATGAGTCTGAAGCTACAAGACTTCGCAACAACCAAGCAGTTCTAGAAAGTATGGGTCTAGGTGCGCTGTCAACTTCTCAAGGTGACATTGCATCTCAGGGTGCAGCGATGGCTAAGAACACTAACCAACTAAACGCTGAAAACTGGAACAACTTACTTACAGCGATGGGCGCTAACGCACAGGACATTGCTAGATCAGATGTTACGGGCTTCAACTACAGAATGGGTGAAGACTTAGGTCAGCTACGTGGTGCACGTGA